AATATGTACCGCGTTGGGATTCTCAACTTCAATCTCAATGTCCGGTTCGTCACTTGGTACGAGGGAGTCCAAACCCAATGGAGCTTGGTTGAGCGCTTTATCAAAACTACTTGTTGCCATGATGTTCCTTAATAATAAGCTGCTGATCTGCGACGCCAATATGCTGGCTCGTCCTTCTCATCCGAGTCTAACGAAATAAAGCCGCCTTGTCTAAATCTCATTAACGCTTGTGAGGTAGTATCCACATAGTCATCGTTCTCGCCAACTGGGAATGCGGCGACCTCTTCGATTACTTCTTTTGCCCATCTTGTATCGGGGGCCCAGACCATTCCACTGGCAAAGAGGTCAGACACAGCGTTAAGCCGCACCATCTTATCATTGCCGCGGCTCGGATTGGTCTCTTGGACAGGTATTCCCATTGCTTTGAGTTCTTGTATGAGTGGAGCTCCAGCAGCCTTTTTTTCCACAATGAATGCATCGGGTTGCCATTCTTTCCAATGTTTAAGCGCTACGGCTTTTAGTTCTGGGAATGCCATTCTGTCTTTGAACGCGTCAAGCAATATGATCTGCGCCTTGTCGCCTTCCTCTTCATTATAGAAGACGCCCCATGTGGTGCAAGCTGAATAGTCCGAATTGTTCTTGGTCTCAAACGCCGTATCCCAAGACTGGATAATGTAGTCACACTGTGGTGGCTCATCCGCTTCCCATATGCGCCAGTGTTTCCTAGAGATGATCGCGCTTGTATCTGATGTGGGCTGTTGCATGTACTGGGCGTTCCAGTACCTTGGATCCAAGGATGCCTTGATCTTCTTTAGCGCATCGAGTGGCCACTGCTCGGGCCACAGACTCTTCTCGTCTTCTGTGCCCTCATTTAATATGGCTGGCAGCTCCACAATCTCCCACGGCACCGCTTCTGGGTTTCTGATCTGGTAGTCAATCAACTTGCCCGTAAGATCCAAGAGAGACCAACGCGTCATAACGACTATGATCGCACCACCCGGCATCAAACGCTGCAAGGGACCCGTTTGGATCCAAGACCATGCCGTATCAAATGCAAGTCTGGAGTTTGTCTTTACGTCCTGCTCAGAATGAGGATCATCAATAACAAACAGATCAGCCCCGCGGCCAGCCAAAGCGCCGCCGACACCGGCTGCATAGTACTGACCTCCAGACGATGTAGACCATTTACCAGCCGCCTTCTGATCCTCCGCAATTTGTGTCGTAGGGAAAATTTCATGGTATTCCTCGGATTCAATTAAGTTACGAACTCGGCGTCCAAAGTCTTCAGACAAACCGGCAGTGTGCGTGCCCATGATAATTTTCTTTTCTGGGAACTTGCCCAGAAAATACGCAGGGAACAAATATGATGAGAACTCGGACTTACCGTGACGCGGTGCTATGTTAATGATAACGCGCTTCTTATTCCCTGCAATGACATCCTCAAATATCTTTGCAAGTTTCCTGTGGTGGGGGCCCACTTTGAATCCGGGGTATACCGCCTTGGCAAAGCCCAGTATGTTGCTTTGCGCTGCCAGTAGTGTGGCGCGCTTCTCACGTTCTTCTAAATCCGCAAATAGCTCCAGCTTCTCCTCCTTTGTCATGTTGGGGAGATTCTTTTGGATGAGCTTTGCTTCAAGCGGCGTCAGGCTCGTGATGCTCGATAGATCCATTGATACTTATGTCGGTTATGTCATCCGTGGGGGCCAGTGCGTCTGCAATGTCCATGAACTTATTCAGCTTGTCTTTGATGCGTTGGTCAAGCTCGCTGTCGCTCATCTCAGTCTTCTCGACTTTGATGTTCTCTGTAAAGAGCCCAATCTCTGTGACCTTGCCCAACAGTGCCAACGCCTTGAGGCGTATATTGGCGCTGGGGTTCTCAACCTCTTCTAGTATCTTGGCAACAGCGTAGCTACGTATCTGCTTGGCCTGCTCCACAAACTCCCAGTCATATGCAGTCAGCATACCAACTAAATGTTGCACTGCTTGTGGGGTCTTTACTTCGGCGAGTGCCGTGTGAGTAACTTCGTGTGGTGCGGCTGAGACAATATTTGCAAACGACTTCTGCGCTGCCTTGGTGTCTAACTCTGTTGCCAATTGATCTGAATCTACTACACCCTGAGACTTTAACCAGTCCAAAGTATTAACCTTGGCGTCTATGGTTTCTGTAGGCGTAGCTTTATCCAAGGGCGTAAAGCCCTCTTTGTGCCCAGACACCTCTGGTTCAAAATCAAGTAAGTGATCTAACATGCGTAGGCTCTTGTAACCTCGTTAGTAATAATGTACACTATATTTCGGTAAATGTGCAAGCAGTTGCCATTTGCTTTCTCTCTCTTGGTTTTTGTAAAGAAACCTTAGCCCCACTTGTGTGGGGCTTTTTTTTGGGTGTGTTGGACTCGATTTGGTCTTCAACTATGGCGCAGTGGAAAGCCAGAAAAATCTGCGCGTCGACATCCTCGAATGCTGGCTTAACGTCCAACACCCGCAAAGTATACTACATGTCTAATGTTAGACAATGATGTTTTGAAATTTTATAAAATAGTGGGTGGGTAGTACAAAGGTATTACAGAAATACTTGGCATGGTTATGGAACAGTGTTCAGTGTCGGATGGTAGGCTCTCCCAATAGTCGGTTGGTGGGGGGTAGGTGGGGGCAAAGCCACGCCGTTTCTGACCTTCCTGCAACCCCCGTAATGCGATACTGAAAGTGTTAGAGCAGTAGTTTAGTTCTAACATTCATCAACAACGGGGACAGTTGTCCCCATTCAATCAGGAGTAAGCAAATGAAATCTATACAACAACTTGTTCACGATGCGCTCAAAGCCGTAGGCGACTATCAGCGTGCTATCAATGAACTGCGTACGCAACTCAAGCGTAAGAGCTACGAGACTGTGCGGGCAACTCTGTTGCCACACGTTGCAAGCAAGCTCGGTTGCCCTGTCGTTGACGGCAAAGGCAAAGCGCAAGGCACTAAAGTGCTCGACAGCACATCGAAGAACTACGAGGCTTGTCGCAAGGCTTTGAATCGTTTGTCATCGGACATCGCAGGCATCCAATCTAATTCGAGCACCGAGAAGGTTGCCGTGCCCAAGCGTGTGTTGACCGATGTGCTCGATGTTATCTTTGACGCTGGGTTGACCAGAGACCAATTCAATGCATTGCTTGCTCAAGTAAAGGCGAGTGTTGCATTTGAGTAATGGGGACACTTGTCCCCATTGTTTCCACAGCGCAGGAGCGGAAGCTCTTTGCGCTGTTTTGTTTTATGTCTAATCAATTAACCAAGGGAGTATTTATCATGTCAAAACGAATCGTAAACCAAATCAAGTCAATCATGTTCCACGCATATTTCGAGGGCGTGCGTAACAAACGCCCCATGTCCGTCATCGCTCATCGTTTAATCTAAGAAAGGGAAAAATCATGCAACCTATTAACTATTCTTCAGTCTTACTATTCTTGTTCCTCGATGCCGAGCTTAGCGCAGGGCACGAACTCGGCTATTGCCTTGAAGACCTACATGACAAACTCACGCCTGCCGATCTAGACGAAATCACAGGCATCTATTCCGAGCTTCCCTACTCATATTGGATGTAATCATGCAACTCAAACACATCGCCCCTCCCCACATCAAAGCTCAACTCGCTGAGCTACGCAAGCAACTCGTGACGCTCGAAGAACTAAGAAAGGTAGACTTTGCATATTACCAAGCAACCAAGATTTTGTCTTGGCAAGAATGGAAAAATCAAACAACGCCACTTAAACGGGGACAAATGTCCCTATTCTGAGATTTTTCCACCTATCCATGCATATCCATCATTTTGGCAACTATCCGCACATACGCGTACACGTTTCAAGCCCCGCCAATGCTAGCGCTTTGAATGACCAGTCCCATATATATAACTTTTTAAATGTATTTATATATATAGGAAAGTATCTGTATCCATGCCCATGCTTTTACCCATGCTCAAGCCTTTGCTTTGGTCTTAAGGTAATAGCTCTTTCTAAAATCGCTATATATTCGGACACGGTCACTCGCAAAGCCAATGTTTATGCTACACTCAGCGTGTCCAGTACCATTGGATAGTTGCCAGTATCATGGATAGGTATCCAACATCAAGGAGATTTTGTCAAATGAGATACAAACATTACATGGATTTTTCCGAAAACGAATTACATAATCTACTAGGCGAACGTCGAATGACCGATGCCGAACGAGAACACATCAAGCGCATAGTCGCCGATCAGAAGGCTCAACTCAGAAGCGAGAAAGGCAAACGAGCCCAACTCAAGCTCTACTGGTCACAACTCACGCAACCCCTCATGATCGAGCGCAAGATCATTCGCTCAATGCTCAACTACAAAAGCACCGACAACGAAGACCCACGAGTCATGGCGCTCAGAGCGTACTCAATGGTGCTAGACAAACTGAAATCAGATTTTTCCCTGTATCAGAATCAAAAGAAGATTTTACCGAGTGACGTTAAACCAAACGCCATACATTGGGCGGACTGGGTTCCGCAAAAGATCAAGGACAGAATCTACGCCATGTTTGCGGACATCCCACGCAAAGCCAAGACCAAGCACAAAGAACCCTTTGTCCGCACCATACCCGAAGACCTATTCATCCTACTGAAAGACCGCTTGATGAGACGCACCGAATCAGAACTACAAAGCGCCGAGGCACAGCAGGCAATAGACCCAACAGACGAGCGTGCCAAGACCATCGAGGGAATGAAAAAAGCAATCATTGCCTTGGCAACAATCGAACCCAACACGCCAATCCCATACACATGGAGAGGATTGGAAACCGAATAACGGGGACACTTGTCCCCGTTCTATGGTGCGTAGCACTGGCTACGCCGCGCACCATCCTCATACTAGCCAAAAGAAAGAGAGTAAATCATGTATGACATCGTTAAGAACCCCATCCCACGAAGCGACTGGTGGGCGGACAAGACACTCGCAGAGATACAGGAATACATAGATCAGTTTCCGCCACGGCAAAGAGCCGAGCTGACTCATGTGTTCATGTACACGCTCAATGCGTGTAACCGCTTGGTGAAAACCGAGATTCTTGATAAAGACGTATTTGCTAATTAACCACAACCAAAGAAAGAGAGAAATCAAATGAAATTTTATGCACATCGTTTTAGTAGTGGCGCCGTGTTCTTGGCTGTCCAAATTGGTAGCGTTTCCTTTGGCTACAAAATAACAAGTGATAACGGACACCATATCTTTAGCGACTCGGACTATCAGCCCTCTCGCTACCAATGCACAGAGGGGCTTACAAATGGGGAGACAAAGCACTACACAAATGTGCTTGTCAATCCTGATAACAGAGTGACTGACCCCAAGCAGATCAAGTGGCTGTTCAATCAGGGCTTTGATATTACATTCGACATGATCGGCGTGGTTATCAACAACTTCAGTTATCGCATTCGTGGGCGCATCAGAGACGTGCGTGACAGCATGGTGCGTCGGCTGAGAAGGGATGACTTCCACGACAACGTGTGGTTTGTTTACAAGGGCACAACGCACAACGCCAATAACGTCAACAGCCTACACAAGTACAACAAGCGCCGTAAGTTCTTTACCGAGCTAACAGGTGCGATGCGTACCGCCATCAAAGAGCGCGACGCAGACAATCTTGAGTACTTCATGAGCGAGCATATGTACGAGTTCGAGGATGACTTCCGTCACACCTATCAAAAC